GTGTTAAACTGTTGTGTCACAGAAACGAAGCTGACGCCGTGCTGCTCGAAAACGCCCATCAGCCGGGCAAAATCGAGCAGCGAACGACTCAGCCGGTCTACCTTGTAGACCACCACCGAATCGACCCGGCCGGCTTCAATTTCTGCGAGCAGCTTTCGAAGGGCCGGGCGCTCCATATTGCCCCCGCCGAAGCCGCCGTCATCATATTTATAAGGGAGCGTCAGCCATCGCTCCTGACGCTGGCTCAAGATGAATGCTTCGGCAGCCTCGCGTTGGGCGTCAAGCGAGTTAAACTCCTGTTCTAATCCTTCCTCGCTCGACTTCCTGGTGTAGATGGCGCAGCGCACCGGGCGGGGAAGGACACCATTTCCGTCAGCCACGATTGCCCCCTTTTTTCTTGTGACGCATCGCGGTGAGTCCGAAAAAGGCTAGACCGTTCCAGCGCGTACCCGTGACCTCGCTCGCAATCGCGCTAAGGGAGCCATAACGTCGGCCCTGGTGTTCGAAACCATCGACCAGAACCTTCACCGCGATCGCGTGGCCATCGTAATCCCGTTTGAGAACCGTGCCCGGTCGGGGAATGCGACGATCGAAGCGCCAGCGGTTGCCTCCGCTTACCGCGCCACCCGCGGCTGCATCCAAGAACACGCGCGGCGGCAGGACACGCAAATCTGCTTCATTGACGATTTCGAGTGCGCGCTTCCGCGCCGCTTCACTGAGTCCGCCTTCGCTCAGCGCCTGCAGACGCCAAGCCAGCCGGCGAAATAAGCTTCCCCGGTGTTTTGAGCGCGGCTCCTCTTGAAAGACCTCCCGGTACCTCGCCCGGATCTGTGCGACCGAGGCGCGCTGCAACTCCTCGATGTCTCGACGTAACGCCGAATCCATTGCTCTTTCTCCTCCTCATGCGTTCAGTGACTTCCAACACTCACATGAACGCTCTCTCCGGAGAAGAAAGCAACTCGCTAAAACGGGCGATCAAGCCGCTAAAGGACGGCGCTCCCGAGCCATCTCTGCAAAGGTCCGTCCGTCGCTCTCCCGCGTCGCTTCACGTCCCGTATATTGCTGCCATCGCAGCACCGCGACATCCACATAACATGGGTCCAGCTCGATTAGCCGTCCCCGGCGGCCCGTCTGTTCACAAGCAATCAACGTTGAACCTGAACCGCCGAAGGGGTCCAGCACCACGCCGTCTACTTCGCTGCTATTCGAAATCGCTCTCGCAATCAGCTCAATCGGTTTCATTGTCGGGTGCAGGTCGTTGCGCACCGGCTTGTTCACAAACCAGATGTCGCCCTGATCGCGCGCTCCGCACCAATGCCGGTCTGCTCCTTCACGCCAGCCGTAAAGAATCGGCTCGTACTGCCTCTGGTAATCGGAGCGCCCCAAGGTAAACGCGTTCTTGGCCCAAATCAGAAACGTGGACCAATGACCCCCTTCGCTACCGAAGACCCGCTTCAGCGTGTCCATCTCGGAGGAGGACATGCAGATGTAGATTGCCCCGTCCGTCGCCTGCAACAGATTGCGACACGCCTTCGCCAGAAACTGTTCGAATCCCGCCCCGAGAGAATCATTCGCGATCTTGCGACCCGCTCGCGCGCGATCTCGGGACGGCTGGCAGTAGTCGACGTTATAAGGCGGATCGGTAAAAGACAGGTCTGCCCGACCGCCTTTGAGCACCCTCTCCAAGCTGTCTTCCTCCGTTGCATCGCCGCACAGCAGTCGGTGCGCGCCTAGAATCCATAGGTCGCCCGGCGCACTGACCGGCGCCTCTGGCATGGCGGGCACAGCATCGGGATCGGTTAAACCTTTCGAGTCGCGACCCAGCAAGCGGTCGATCTCCTCCATGCCAAAACCGGTCAACTCCAAGTTCATCCCGAGACCTTCTAGATCGAACAACTCCGATCCCAGCAGGTCTTCGTCCCACGAGCTCTCCTCATGGCTGCGATTATCTAACAGCCGATACGCGCGCACTTCGGCCGCCGCCAGGTTCTCGGCGACGTGGACCGGCGCTTCGGCTAATCCGAGCTTCCGCGCCGCGAGCAACCGCGTGTGGCCGCAGATAATCACCCCTTCGCGGTCGACCACGATGGGCTGTCTCCATCCGAACTCTCGAATCGAGGCCGCCACTTTGTCGACCGCTCGCGCCGGTATCTGCCGTGGGTTTCGTCCGTACGGCCGAATGCGCTCTAATGTCCAAACTGTTACTTGCATATGCTTCTGTTCCTTTGTGTACTCTTGTTTGATTTCAATTCCATCGCTTCGCTTCGAATCCTAGTAACGGCTGATATGAACGCGGTCCTCGTAGTCGACGTAGAGTTCCTGTTTCTGCCAGCCGAGAAGTAACGCCTTCAGTGCCTGCGTGCAGGCGTCGACCTGATCGTCATGGGCGCCCTTGGGGAAGACGGCGCATTCTTCGATGAACTCCTCGATCCAAGGAGCCAGACTCTTATCGGGCACATACACGTTGCCGGCCTCCAGCAGAAATGAGACCGCGTGCGCGCGCGCTTCCTTGGTCCCGTCCGGCCGTATGGCAACAATGCCCGGAATCTCACGCTGCAATGTGGCGATCAGGGCCGGGCCGTTGGCCTTGTCCTCGACCAGCTTGGCGTCCGCCTGCGGCCACCGCGCCGTCAGCTGCCGAAAGGCATCCAGCGTTTCGGGGAAGGTCAGCCTCGCCCGCACCTGGTCCAACAATGCCATGTCCGCACCCCAGCGGCCCCATACCTGACCGACGACGTAGGAGCTGTTAGCGCTGCCCTTGAATGCCAGATCCCAGGACTGGATCATCTCGTCGCAGTCGCGCAACTCAGGCCATCGCACCATACACTTCCACCAGTGCCGTTGGAAGATCCCACCCGTCGCTGGGGACGGCCGCTGCTGCAACTGCGCGGCTGCAGCGTAGCTGCCCAGTCTCAGCTTGAGATCCTCCAACTCCACCGAGCCGACCTTCTCGGGCCACAATAGCTCGCCCGGCTTCTTACGCGGGTCACTCCAGCCGATCGCGCTCGTTCGTGGCGCCTCGTCCTCGTATTCCGCTGGCAGGCAGAGGTGCTCATAGCCGCCCTGTTCGAGAACATGTCCTGCCAGATCGGCTTCATGCACCCGCTGCATGATCATTACTTTGGCTCCGGTCTTGGGATCATTCAACCGCGTCGACATGACCCGATCCCACCAGTCGCACGTATTTTTGCGGATCAGTTCCGACTCCGCCTCTTGGACGTTGTGAGGATCATCGCACACGATGCGGTCGCCGCCTTCACCGGTGATTGCACCGCCAACCGAACTGGCGATGCGGCATCCGCTGTGATCGTTTTCGAAGCGGTGCTTTTCGTTCTGGTCGTCGGTGAGCTTGAAGCGATCTCCGAAACAGCTCTGGTACCAGGGTGACTGGATCAACCGCCGGCAGCGCACCGAGTCGCGTATGCTCAGACTCTCGGCGTAGGCGGCATAGAGCCATCGCCGCTGCGGCCAGCGAATCCATTCCCAGCATGGCCAGAAGACACTTACGGCCAGCGACTTCATGTGGCGCGGCGGAATCGTGATCAGCAGGTTGCGAATCTCACCCCGGCTTATTGCTTCGAGGTGTTCACAGATGGCATCGAGATGCCATCCCGGAACGAAAGTAGTCCCCGGTTCGACAATGCGCCAAGCCTGCCGAATGAACTCGCTCAGATGCCGCGTCGCCAATTCGCGATCAAGCTCCGGGAGCAAATCCGGGCGGGACAACAAGTCCGTGTAGTAGTTGGCGCTCATTGCGGGTTCACCTCCGAGGTTTTGTTTCGAGCGGCAGCAGGATCAGTTTCAAATTGCTCGGGTAGAACCGGCAAGGTCTTGCGAGCGAGCTCGCGCAACTGCAATACGTCCTCATCGCTCAGGCGGCTCAGATCGGGTTTGACGGCCAGCTGAATGGGCCCTCCGCCGCTGCCGATGTGTTCGTTGGTGACGACATCGCGTTGCCCCAGGATCTGCTTTCCGAGCCAGACCCCCATGGTGCCGCTGCCGTCTTCAAGCAGCTTCATCTGCGCGCGTCGCACCGAGATGCGCCCCCTGGCGCGACCACGCTGCATCACCTCGGCAAACTCCGGGCGCTTACGTCGGCTTTCGATCGTGCGCGTC